CTAAAGCGCATGGCCTCATCGCTAATCTGAGTTGCCAAGCGCAAGGGAGTTGTTTTGATGAGTTGGCTATCAATTTTGCCCTTGCCGCGCTGAATGGGTTGCATTTCCCCATTGCGATACGCCCGATATTTGTAAGAAGCCAAAACGGTTTGCCCATTGGTAATCGCCCCGCCTGTCAGAGCCATGAATTTGCCCTCATCGTAATCAATGAGATAATCCGTTCCCAATTCATAAATGGTGGTTAGGGTGGTAGCATGGGTCACGACCACTGAGCTAAAATCAATCAAGCTGCCCGTAATCTCCACATATTCGCCCAACGTCGCGACCACTGCCAAGCTGCTAACGGTAGGGTGTGACCCCGTTTCGGCGACATATTTCTCAAAGAAAATTTCAGTATGGCTACCGTCAATCGTATCAAAATCAAACACCGAAGATGACACCAACTTAGGCAGGGACTCCAACATTGCGCCATACGCCGCCGAATAACGCAAAGGCAAATCGGCGGTTGTTTCCGCCTCCGCCCACATGCGCGATTCTTCTTTGAGTTGATGCCGATGTTTACTCGCAAATAATTGCAATACCTTCGCCGCATACGCCTCATTCAAGTTACGCGGCTGCTTAAAGTTGAGCAATGCCGTATGGGTGGTCTTACGCAAACTCTCGTTCAATTCAAACGCCGCCCGCGCAAATTCAGGAATCCCCAACTCACTTTCCAACACATCATTGGCCTGAATCACTGGCCCCTTTTGCGGCACATAGCCCTGCGCCTTGAGTGCCACCTCCGCCATGCGCGCATCATAATCAATTTGGGTCGCGGCGATAAATCGGCTGGCCTCCTCCAACGAATGAGGCTCAAGCCGCTTGACCGACTCCACAAATTTGCCCTTCATCTCGGCAGAGTATTTCAATTTGTCCGCCGCCTCAGTAATGGCCGTGTCAATTTGCGCCTTGAGTTCGGCCTCCTGAATCTGCTTCATTTTATTGGCTTGCGCTTTCAGGGCTTCTTGCAAATTCGCCGATTCTGGCACGCCCGCCGCCTCACGCAACTGGCGTTCCAATTCATCTTTCTCGGCTTGAATTTTAGCCTGAGCCTGCGCTTGCGCTTGCGACTCGGCCTCTCGCTTCTGTTGCTCCTCATTTAACAATTGAGCAACCACGTCCCCATATTGCTTTTTGAAATCATCCACAGTCAACGGGGGGGTGATGTCTGTGGGGTTTTGCGTTCCATTCATCTTTGACAACTCCTCTGATTCTACTTTCGTCACCCCAGCCACTGCGTCGCTGGGAAAAACCACTAAGTCATAGCCTAAAATTTTCAAGCTAAGGATTTGCTCAACATAGCCATCACCCTGCTTGATGTAATCACTCGCACCATAACCGCGTTGCGACACACACGGCATAATGCCTTCGGCAAAAAAGGCCAAAATGTCGTTGCCTGCTTCATTCTGAATAATCACCCCTTCAAGCAATACCTGTTTGCCATCAAAGGTGATTTTGTCCCAATTAACGCAGGTCGATTCTAATGAAGCTCCATCTCTATCATGCGGGTGGTCACGCTCACCAAAGAGATATTCCCCTTGCGCCATGCGTTGTTGCGCTTCCAAAACCGCCACGCTCAAAACCGAAGCAGGATACATGCGCCCATTTCGGTTTAGCACATCGGCGGTAATCCCAATGGCTGAAATGCGCCGAGAGGGTGACGCGCCCTCCGCCTCAGTCAACGGCATTAAAGTAATTCTGTTTAAGGTTTGTTCTAGTAAATCCCCATTTTTGGGGGTGGGTTTTTTGTTCATGGGGGGAAAAACAAAAACGGCGTAAGCGGTGACAGATTGTCACTGCTTACGCCGTTGAGTAGGTTGCTACCGTTGAGCGTGTGATTTGGGGTAGCCCCTCTGACTAAATCAGAGTGACTACCCCCCTTGCAAGGATATTTTTATACCCACTGTGTGGGGTTTAAATTCGTGTTGTGTGAGACCCTAAAGGTTTTCAAAACCTTTAGGGTCTGCTTATTTGAAACGCCATGTTGCGTTTAAATCCATTTCTATCTGCCAAAATTATAGCACGGCTTTAAGGCTTGTCAATTCAATATACTGAGGCCGATTAGTCGTTGCCAAAATATCGGCCAATAAATCGTCTTGATACAATTCGTTAGCCAGAGCGTCATGCTCGGCCATGTCCTGTGGCGTGGCCTGCTTGGTTGTCATCAATGAAGCCAAGTGGTTTAGCCGCGCCTCTTTGACCGCGTCCTTATTTTTAATTTGAAATTGCGGCCAAAATAATCTTTCGCCTGATGCAATGATTTGCGTCATAATTGCCCCACTCGTTTAGCCGTTTGCCGTTCCGCCTTCATGGGAATGGTGCGCGGCAAGCAAAGTATATCATCAACAGTATTCAATAGCGAAATGAGCAAACGGCGAAACTGTTGCAATTGCCCGACCAACTGAGACGGAAGCATCATGGCAACACCTGCTCTAACGCTTGATTAAGCAGCCAATACATCATGGGTTGCGCCAACGAATTGAGCGCACTAGCTGAAACCGCTTGCGGCTCACGCCCCACAAAATCGGCGTAGCTGTCCATCTCAGGCCACTTGGCCGCGCCACTCGCCCACCCCTTAAGTTGTGTGGCAAATTGGTCGGGGGGCATTAAGACCGCCGTCTTATAGCAGAGGCAATGCACATGAATCGGCAATGAATGTGTGCCAAGTTGATACGCCCCGTTATACGGCCCTTGCCCCGCAATGTCATCACAAATGTCTTGGCGGGGGTGGGCAGGACTCAGATTGATATTTTCATACGTCACCCAGGGCTGTTGCTTGAATAAGGCATCCACCGCCGCATGGTGCGCCAGATTGATTTCGTTGCGCGCCAAACGCAAGGCATTATAAGCCACGCCCTCAGAGCCACATGGATTACCCTTGATTAAACCCGTTTGGTCGCCCGCCGCAATGTCCGATTTGGTCAGGTCGCTTAAGCGTTCCTGCGCCCAACGCGGGCAATCCGCCCCTGCGCCGAGATATTTCTCTAATTTCTGCGCCATATCCCAGGCCGATTCCCCCTCAGCAATGCCCGCCTGAATCGTGGCCGCAATCCCCGCCTTGCTGTCCTGGTCGAGTTTCCATAAGCGTTGGCTCAGGTTGAAATTATCCCCCCAAACCCGCGCCTCCACCGCATCTAAAATTTCCTGTCGTTGCGGGTCAAACACCACCGCGCCCCCAATGGACAAGCCATCTTCGTTCAGTGGTCTACCCCCCTCAGTCCCCCCGACATCAGGGGGAAGTTTCGCTCCCTCTCCTATGTAGGAGAGGGTCGGGGTGAGGTTTTCGCTTAACTGCTTGAAATAGTACGCGTGGTACCGCGCCAACGAGCCGAAGGGAATGGAGGCCGCTTGTTTGCGACTGGCCTTGAATAACTTTTGCCACGCCTCATTAAATATCGCCCATTTCTTGGCCGAGTATTGCGCCAATTTGCGGGACTCGGTGAAGGGGATAACGCCATCACGCCACGCCGCGCGGTGTAAGGCCACCGTTAAGTCTTGTGACATCTCCCAAAGCATGGCGTGAGTTTGCGCGGTGAACCACACCTGCAATCGGCTCAAGGCGGTATAGCCCGCGCGGTCTATTTTATTCAGGGGAATGTCAGTAAATTGAGCCATTAAGCCTCTAGTACATTTTTTATTATTACGCCTTCTTTCTCAGGACGCAATTCTACGCAGGTTGTGTACTTTGAATTATTCCAAACTTGCCTGGCATTAGCATATACTTTATCGCTTATCCATTCGCCTCTCAATTCGTCTTCGCCGTTACTTTGGGCGATTTCACGCGCCGATAGTTCGTCTTCGGCGCAAACCACCATGCCGATACAGGTATCATACCAGGGCAAAAATGGATTATCCTCATTTGGCAAATCTTCTATCATTTGCAATAGCCACAATTTTAATGTTGGGAGCATCATTCTTTCACCGCCCCATTGGTCGCAAATCGGCCAATTTCGTCAGGCCGATTTTTCAACGCCTCTATAGCTTTGTCCCGCGAAACGCCTGGCAACAAACTCACCAACAACTCCACGAGGGACTCATCGGGCAACAATCCCGTTGCTCTAAGCAACGCAACCGCCTTCGCCGCCTTTTCAATGTCAGCCGCGTTGGGCGTGGTTTTGGGCAACCACTTGATTTTATATTCAAAATTGGGCGGATATTTACCCTTGAGCAGCCATGCCTGTTCAAAAAGCGGCTTAATCGCATCTTTTTCGAGCCATTGTTTATAAACCTGAATGGTTTCAGTGTATTGCTCTTTTTTATGAGCCAACGCCTCCCCCGCCAAGCTATTGGCATTTTCCCCAAATTTGCCAATGAACTCAATCGGCACAGCCGAGTGACCAAACCAATGATTAAGATGAAGCAAAATATCTTTGGTATCGCCCACATCTGTCGCCCCGTCCAACCGCACAATCCCGCCCACGCGATTAGTAAAGAAATCGGTCACGGCGGCGAAAGGACTTTCTAGGGCCTGCCGATTATTTTCTTTATATGCCTCAATCGCCGTTTCGTCCGCGCCCTCTAGCACATGTAACTGAGTGCGGTTGCTGGCGTGTTTGCGCCGCAAGGCAACATTGAGTAAGCCGTCCACAAACATTTTCCAGGCACTACGCGCCGCCGCAAACTCTGGCGTGCCATAGCGATTGCCTTCATCGTGATTGGCCCGCACATGCTGAATTTGCCATTGGCTAAAATAAACCCGACTCCCGCCTAGCGCGCCAAGCTCGCTGTAATAGTATGCCTCATCGGGATTTTCAAAATGGTCAAATAAATCCGAGTTGCGATACATAAAGGGCGCGGGCTTCACCGAAATTTCAGCGATTGACCCATCAGCCGTAATCCCCTTTTCAACGAAGGCATCACCATAGAGCAGGGCGATTCTAGCCAAATCATCCATGCGGCTAATCAGGTCTAAATCCTTGATTAAGTTGTCAGCAATTTGTTGGGTTTCTTGCAGCGAGGCGATAAGTTTCTTATCGGCTTTGGGGGGGATAGTGACTACAATCTCAAAGCCACCATCAATGATGTCACGGGCCAGTGTGCCGATGACCACATGGCTCAGGCCATTGTCATACATCTCAAGGCAATCCTTGATAATCGCTTGGCGAGTTCGCTCCACCTGAAACCGAGCCAGTTCAGGCGTGCGATATGACCACCGCTTGATTTTGGAGGCGGCCTCCATGCTGGTGGTAGGCGCGAGTTTAGTGGCGGGGAATAAACGCTGAATGAGGTTGGTTATCGGCGCGGGAATGATTGACATAACAGGCTTCCTATAGCAGAATATTTGTGCTAAATTTTAGCTTAATTACTAGCGTATTGCAAATTGAAAATTTATTGAAACAACCCCGCGCCGCTAATGACGCGGCTTTGCATAATCGGCTTGGGCTTGGCGGGCAACGTCAGCCGATTGAACGCCCCTGACGAAGTATCCACTTGGTCATCATGTGACCCTTCAGGAAAGCCCACCAACTCCTCAATATAGGCCGAATTCCATGCGCCGCGCAACAGGGCCACATTCCCCGCCTGACACTGCGCCGCAAAGGGGAGGGCGCGTTGCAGCTTGCTACCTGTGGGCGATTCTGTGAAGACCGCGTACCCCGCCAATAGTCGGGTGATGCGCGCCGCGCTTTCCTTGCCTGATGAACCGCCCTCTTGCTCTATGCCGATTTGTAGCAGCTTGCCATATCGCTCGCCGTCCATTTCAGCCGTTTGCAAAATCACCTGCTCCACATCGCCCGCGCTCCACTGGCCGCGAATGACTTCAACAATGATAACCTGCTTATTGCTCATTATTGCCATAAGTAGCCCTACCGTCCAGTCACCCGCGCCGATGGTGGCGGCTCTGTCCCAATAGCGCACCAAGCCAATGAGGTCAATCGGCAATGCGTCTATAATCTTGAGCCACGCACGGTCAAACACCGTCCCTGCGGTATGGCGGATTTTCCAATTGCCCTCTAGCAACTGCATCCGACTGACGTAATCCAACGCCATGAGGTTGGCTTGATATTCAGGATTGATCTTGAGCAAGGCGGGGTTGTCGGTCAATTTGGCGGGAATGAAGGTGACGGATTTAGGAAATACATCTTCATTCTCATAACGGTCAACCAATTCCTGCGCCGTATCCGCCCAAACAATTGTGCCACTTACCCTCACCATATAGCGCAATACCCCCGCCCGTTCAGGTATCGGCAAGCCAGAATCAGGGTCAATCCACCATGAGATAAAATCGGCCAGCCAAGAATCGGGGTCAGGGTTGCAGTTGGCTCTAACATAAGGCCGCACCCCACAGGTTGACCGATTACGGGAGAATAAATAAAAAAAGTTATCTTTCGATATTTGCTCAAGTTGGTCATACACAATCAAGGCAATCTGCGCGCCCTGATAATTCAAGCGGTCTTTGGGGTGGTCGAGGTAGCCGAAGCTAATGGTGGCCCCGCTTGGAAATGTCCACTCCATTTTGGTGGAGTTGGCCTTGCCGCCGAGGTAGGGGTAAAGGTTTTGGGATTCGTCCCAAATTGCGCCAGGCTTGGTAATTTGGGTGTAGGTTTGGCGGATAATCGCCGCCCTGAATTTTCCATTGCCGATATGCCGCGCCGCTTCCATGAGGGCAGCGAAGGTTTTGCCACCACCTGCGGCCCCGCCGTAAATGGCGACATCGGCAGGAGAGGCGAGGAATTTAGTTTGCGCGCCAGGCTGTGGTCTAAAGGTTATCGCGGTCATTTTCAGGGAGAAACATGGTAATTTGAGGGGAGTTGGTTATCTCGGCCTTGACGGTTTGTTGTTGATTCCATTCAGGGAAGCGACTAAGGTACATCTTTGCGGCCACCATATCGCCGTCAATCGCCCTAGTGATGACGGTGTTAATCACCTTAATTTTAGGCGTGACCTTTGCCTTTTGCGCGGCCTCATAAAACCGACGCAATATCCCTGTATGCGCTTTTTCTCCATCACGTAACCAATTATGAATAGTATTGCGGTGCAAATGTAAAGAGTCGGCGGCATCCTCAATAGATGCGCCGACCTTGAGTAATTCTACAATTTGCTTCCCTAATTCATCAGTCAACTTGGATTTATTCATAATGTATGCACAAAATACACAAATAAGCCACTTTACAAGAATTACTATACGATATTTTTGTCATTCGCCTAAATCAAGGGGCTTAGAATTGAGCAGACTAGCCCTTTCTTTGCGTGAATCCTGCTCCAATTTGACCCCTTTCATCATCGCCTCAGTCGCATTGTGGATTAAGGCCGCGAGGTCTTTGGGGTCTATTTCTTTGAGCCGATTGGTTGACTTATCTATCTCTATCGAATTGAGAATCGCCAACGATTTGGCCTTGAGATTTTGCCCCATGTTGATATTCTGCTCGGCGGCGATTAATGCCGATTGCCAATGGGCGAGGCGGGTGGCGTAATCCAT